CTATGCACCATATAATTGGACCAAGTTTTCTTGTCCGCATCTGTAATGTTGTCCCAATACAATTGGTTCTGAACATTAGTAATTTGTTTTATGTGGTCAAATAGTGTTTTTGTTTTCATTGTGAATAACCTTAGATATAAATAAATAGTTCATACGAACCTCAAAATGTAAATTATTTAAAAGCATCTCCCAATATCCAAGTGACTATTGAATATCTAACACCCTTTGTTATCGGTCTAACTCTATGTCCTAAAAATGCAGGAAATAATATTAATGAACCTTTTTTTCTTGTTCCGAAGTAGTTTTCATCACCCTCATCATTTGCGATACTAAATTCAAAATCTCCACCCTCATAATCTTGCTCATCACTTAGTTGAATTATCGCTGATATCTTTCTGACTGATGTTTCATTTTTACCAATGTCTAAATGCCAGTCATATTTATCGGTATTCTCATATCTTAACAATACTATGTCCTCTAACTGATATGGTTTTTCTAATTGAAATTTAAAGTTAATTAAGTTTGACATCTCACAAGCCATAATAATATGTTTAGTCAATTTGAATCCGTCTGATAATACAACATCATTTTTTAATCTTACCTCTTGGACTTTGCGAACATTTTCATTTAATTCACTACCCTCATAAGTTCCTGCCACGCCTGACTTTTGTGGTTTTGACTCATCAAATTTTTGAATTAGTTCATCACATTGTTCTGAAGTTAAAAAGTTTTCTCTATGTAAGACAAAATTAAATTTATTATTTTCTTTCATTTGAAAGGTTCTCCTGTAATTATCTCTCTCATAATGTATCTTTCTCCACTTGTTAATTCTGTAACCATATGACTGACAAAAGATGGAAACACCAACACATATCCTTTTTTGTATGGTGTTTTGAAAAACTCTCCGTCGTTTGTAAATGCCAGATGTAAATCACCACCCTCAAATTCACTTTCATCTGACAACTGAATCAAACAAGTTAATTTATTGATTGACTCTTTACCTTTATCATAATCTGCGTGCCAATCAAATTTGTCGTTGTTTTTATATCTTAATGCTTTTAAATCTTTGAGAGTATCTGACAACTGAAAGTTCCATACTTTATTATTTAACATCTTTACATATGGTTCTAATTTTTTATTTATCCAAGAATATTTTTCATCACCATACACATACAACTCCTCAAATGTTCTGGCATTTTTAACTTCATCTGATTTGTTATCTGAATTTACGATAACTGCATTCTCATAACCAGAAATCCAATTGGTCTCCTCTTTTAATTGTTTTATTAGTTCATCACATTGTTCATCAGATAAAAAAGGCGTATGTGTAAACCATTGAAAATTATCGTTCATTTGAAATGATTCCCTATAAAAAATTCTTGTAATACATATCGTGTCCCACTAATGACTGGCTTTACTCTATGTGATAAAAATGTTGGAAAAAATGTGATTGAACCTTTTTCTTTTGGAACTTCATACCAATTCATATCGTGGTCTTGTAGTGCAAATTGTAGTTCCCCACCCTCATATTCACTCGGGTCTGTCAACTGAACAATGGCGGTTAACTTTCTCAATGAACTACTACCTGAATTCATATCCGTATGCCAGGTGTAAAAATTTGTGTTTTTATATTTTATTAATTTTAGTTCATTATCACACTCTTGAATATCAAATTTAAATGACTTCATATTGATTAACTTCGCCATTGAAAATATCTTTTCTTGTAATGGTTTCCAATCTTTGTTTGGTTTATCAGGTCTTTGATTAGTGTATGGTTGTTCACATAAATACCACTCAGAAGTTTTTCTAAATTTTTCATTTACTCCCAAGTTTTGCTCATCATCTACACGAACTCCACCCTTTAACATAACTTCATTTTCACTAATATCTTTTATCAGTTCATCACATTTGTTATCTGATATAAAATTAGGAATCTGTATGTAAAACTTAAAGTCCTCGTTTTTAATTAATGTCATTTAAAAGTATTTCCTTGTATCCAAGTTAACATTGTGTATCTATCTTTATCATAAAATTGTGAAACTTTGTGTGCTGCAAAAGCTGGAAATATAACTATTCTTCCTTGTTGTGATTCTATTTTATCACCCCATATTTCAAGTTCTCCACCCCAATAGTCGTCATTTAAGAATACAACCGAAGTTAGTTTTGTGGTGGTATCAACTAATCTACCTGGTCCTGCTGCAAAGTCTGAGTGTAGAGTATTTTGTTCTTTGTAAACTCCTGCTTTGTAATACTTACCCTCTTGTAATTGAACACTATCTATATCAAATTTGAAATGTATATCATTTGATAATTTCATTATGTTCCAAACTTTATCTAAATAGGTTTTCTCATTTAGTTTTACAACCTGTGCTCCACAAGTGTCTATTTGTTTGGATTCATCATCTATGATTTTGATGATGTCTTCACACTCATCTTTTGATAGAAAGTTATCTCTAACTAAATACCATTTAAAGTTATTGTTATGTATCAGACTCATCAGAAACTAAAACCTTATTTGCGAAATAATTTTTACCATTATCGGTGCTGTTTATATTGTAGGTAATCTGTTGTTTTTTATCCACCTCAATATTTACGAGTGTTAATTTATTCATTTCATCATTTAAAACCACATCACCTATTTGTAGTGGGGCTTTATATCCCTCATCAACCACATAAAATGGATGATTATCTGTGGTTTCAATTATTGTGTTGTTATCAAACTTGTATTTAACAATATTGTCGTGTAATATTTTTACCGTTTCTAATACCTTTGAATTTTGTAATTTGCCAGTATCTTCATTGTATGTCTTTATCATATCACCTGGTCTTACTTTACAAATTTTTTGATATGTTCCGTCTGATAATGTAATCATAGTGTCATAAGTAAAACAAAATCTACAAAATTTATTGTGAACCAAAATATTATTTGCAAAGTAATTGTGTGTGTCATTAACAACAAGATTGTAAGTTTTTTGTTCCTCTTGATATGTTTCTAATCTCATTACTTTTTGTTCCACTATACTTTTGTCTTGAGAAACTTGTAAACAAATATCACCAACCTCTAATTTTTCACAATCCATATCGTGAGTGTTTTTGGTCCACTCTGGTCTTTTACTTGACCAACCTTTTCCTACTACATAGTAAGGGTGGTCAGCTACATTTTCATTAATGGTTCCGTCCTCAAAATGAACCTTAACAAAGTTATGATTCATTGGTGTTTTAGTTTCTAAAACTAATTTTTCAATAACCGACTGACTATCAAAATCATAAGTAGACACGACATCTCCAACCTCAACATCTTCAATATTTTTTACCGAGTCATCACCCATTAAAACTTTAGTCCCTGCTACAAAGCAACATTTAGGTGGCAAATTGTGAACTAATATATTAGACGAAAAGTATGTATCAATGTCCTCAACATCTAATGAATACCAAGATATGTCCTCTTGAACTTCTGTTTTTGATGTGATTTCTAATTCATTTCCGTCTGTATTTAAAAAGTAATCACCAACTGCTATCTGATAAGGATTTCTCCAACCCCAAGTTCCACTTTGTTTTACAAAGTAATATGCGTCTGATGATTTAGATTGTAATGGTATCTTGATACTTCCATTTAATAAATAATAACCATAAAATGTATATGCAACATCTGTAAATGTTCTAACCACGATTGAACCTGAATCATAAGAACCACTTAAATCTGTTGTGGTGTATGAAACATAATCCATAGTTTCATCTGGCATACCTAATGGTTGATATGATTTAACAACATCACCAACTTCTATGTCTTGAACTTGTTTTGTTGAGCCGTCAAACATATTAATTAAACTACCACTTGCGGCTGTTTTTCCCTGAATCGGTTTAAGTTTCCACTCATCACCTCTTTCATCTAAATTCCACTTCGCCATAGAAGTTTTGTGTCCTACCTCTTGGTCATTATTACCTAAATATACTATATCGTTAGGTGTTAACATATGTGTTATTTTACCAACATCTAAATATGATTTTCCGTCTTCATAACTACCACTTTGTATTATATATTGTTCCACCAAAGAACCACTATCTATTTCATTTTGATAACTTGAACTATTTGGGTGATAAGAATAAAAACTTAATCCGTTAACAAATAAGCCAGCATCAACATCTGCTTTCTTTGATACAAAATCTGGAAAGTTTAAATTATCAGTATATGATGCTGTGTTGAATAAAGGTATCAAAGATGAACTAACCGGCGAAGAACTTAGAATTGTTCTAAATGTATTTTTGTTGGCTGAACCACTCGTCATATCATTTAGTGAGTCATCACTATACCAAGGTGTTTGCAACCATAAATGAAACTTGTCTAAGTGGTCTGTGTTTCCTCTTTGTGAAAAATATGTTACTGAAGTATTTTCATTATACTCAAAATTTACTGAAATATTATGTCTGGCAAAACTCTCACTTATTAGTGGAACGTGAGCTGTTGGTGGGTTTGTTCCAAAAAGTTCGTGGCTTGGCATACCATAAACATAACAAGTATCACAACTTTGTGAAGCCACATAGTTTGATATTTTATCATAAACATCTTCTCTTAGTCTGATTCTGGAACCTGCGAAGAAAACATTTGTGTTGTGTTCCACGAAGTAAATATCATTTGAACCTGTTTCTACTATATAATCTAAGCCAGATATCACACCAACATTTGTATTGGTTGGCCAACCTGTGCTTGCCGTTACATAATTATAATATTGTATTGATTTATCTCTTACTGACATAGTTTTTTTCCTATATATAAATATAAATTAGACAAACTTTATCCAATCTCTACAAACTTTGATAGAAAAATCTTTATTTGTTTGTATTCCGGCGTGACCACTCCCAACTAAATCGTTGTCTACTTGTAAATCTAAGTAATCCTCTAATTCATATTGTAGTAATGGGATACTTAAAGATTTTAAATAATAGTAAATTAACATTTTATTTCTATACAAATTATCCAAATCATTTTCATCATTTTGTATAAAAGTTATACTATCGTGTATTTTTTTTCCTTGTTCGGTTTCCCAAAAATCCCATTTCACATCAGGTTTGTGTGAACATTTTCTACCCTCTGATGTGGTGTATTCTCGTCTGTGTGGATAAGTGTGTAGAACAATAACAAAATCAGGTTTTAAATATTCGGTAAATGATAAAACTGCTCTTGATATGGTATCATTTGACAAACCTTGAACACTACAATTTATATAACTATGTCCTGTTCTATCAGACACTCGTTGGACCCAAGTGTTTTTTAGTTCATTACCTAATCCAACAGTATGACTACAACCAAAAACTAAAAACTTTTTCTTGGCAGATTGATAAGTCTCTAAACTATCTCCACGAAACCCAAGTTCATTAAAAGTGTATTTAATTTTTCCACTTTCATCTCCACCTATTTTGAAATGTTCTGAGTTTTTTCTATCTTTTAAGTTACTAAAGATATCAAAACTTTTATGGTCCCAACCCTTCATTTGTTATTCTCACTCGACATATACTTCATAAAATTCTCCTTGGTGTCTGACTGACTCACTATCCATCTTGGTGCATAATAATATTTACTTTCATTTGAAGAAAGATAGTCAACATAATTTGGTATGTCCACTTCAACTTTAAAAAAATCTAATTTACTACTTTTAAAAATATTCTTAAATTTTGTTTCAGGTTCTGTAATCTGATTAAAGAAACTAACTATGGTCCCAATGTCACAACATTTTAGTATCATTAATGGAAATAAAAAACTAATTTTACTTTCTCCCCAAGTATCAAAAAATATTCCATCAAACTTTTTATCAGGTAGACTATTTTGCCAATCACCAAATATTATTTCTACATTAGGTTTGTCTTTCGCCCACTCAATCAATTTTTCATAAACGACTTCATCATTTTCTATAATGGTGTGTGATTTTATATCTTGTTTCTGTATGTAGTCTGCACTAATACCCATACCAAACCCAACTTCTAAAATATCTCCACCATTTTCACACACAATTTCTGCGTGCTTTTTCATCATATCATCTTCCCACTCGTGCATTACGATACGATTATTGTGGATTAAACTTTTCTTTGTATATTCCACTTTTCTTTTGTATCCTCTTCAGTTATTATCCACTCTGGCAAATAATATATTTTGTGAGTTGGGTCAACATATTGTTTTAGTTCGTATTCTGGTATCTCAACCTCATAAAATTTGATTTTATCTTCATCAAAAAATTTTGGTGTCCAAATTGTTTTAGGTCGCCAAAGATGATTATACATAGTGACTATCGTTCCTACCTTACAAAATCTCATCATATACAAAGGTAATAATGATAATCCTAATTTATCAGTTGGTGCTTGCTCGCCAGCATCATAAAGTATTCCGTCAAACTTTTCGTTTAGTTCAACGGTTTTCCAATCACCAGAAATTATTTTTGTGTTTGGTTTATCTTTTGCCCACTCAACTGCTTTCTCGTATATTTCATCATTTAGTTCAATGATAGTGTGTGACTTGATATTTTGTTTTTGTATATGAGTAGCACTGATACCCATACCGAATCCACACTCTAATATGTGTCCACCATTACGACAAGTTATTTCTGCGTGGGCTTTCATTACGGTGGTATCCCAATCACCTTGAACATAACTTTTTTCTTTATTATCGTATAGTATTCTGTTAGGATAGTGATTAAGCTTTTTTTCTTTCCACTTTTTA